CCGATGCCAAATTATACATTGTCTCTCTTGACAAATACAAGCGCAAGCTGAATGGCATTGACGTTGTTCCTGCCAAGGAATTCCTACGAGATCTTTGGGACGGAAAGGTGATATAGTTCTGTCTTTCCGCGCGTATATAATATAATGTACCTTTGCGAGCATAAATCGTAAAGGTACTTTTTTTATGTCAAAGAAAACATACGATCTACATCTCAAAGGATATGTCGGTGGTTGGGATTTTGATTCTGACTACGTCGATTTTGTCCTCAATAAGAATGCCGACAACGAGGTTCACGTGCTCATTGATTCCCTCGGCGGCTCACTGGCAACGGCTCTTTCGATTGTTGCCTCGTTCCGCAACCACGGCAATGTGCATGTTCACTATGTCGGCATGAATGCTTCGGCAGCAACCATCGCTTCGCTCGGTGCTAAGCACGTCAGCATCGATTCATCTGCCATGTACCTCGTACACAAATGCTCCATGGAGTTCTTCCAATGGGCATCTGCTAATGCTGATAAGCTGCGCTCCATCATCAAGGAGGCTGAGCAGATGAAGGAGAACCTGGACAAAATGGACTCCAACATCGCTGAGATGTACGCCAAGAAGTGTAAGAAAGAACCTGCGGATCTTCTTGCCCTTATGAAGAAAGGCGGTTGGCTCACGGCGAAGGAAGCTCTTGAATGGGGGTTCGTGGATGAGATTACCGAATACGAGGACGATGCTGCACCTGTCATCACCGACCTCGTGGCTGCTGATATGTCAGCGCACGGAATCCCACTGCCTGCCGGCGCTGCGAAGGAGCAGCCTTCTGCAAGCGCCATGAGTCGTTTCATCGATGCCCTCACCAATATCTTCAACTTCAGTGCAAACCGAGAGAAGAGTCAAGCTGGCTTGGTCTCTTCCGAGGTGCAGCCTGACGGTCAATCGCAGATTAAGTCTAACCAAAATCCCAAAGAAGAAATGAATCCCGAAACAAATCAACCTCAGGCTCAGCAGCAGGTCGAGACTCCTTCGGCTGAGCAGCAGCAACAGCAGTCTGGAATGGTGACCGCTGAAGCTCATGCTACTGCTATTGCAGCAAAGGATGCAGAGATCACACGCCTCAATGCCGAGATTGCAGCTCTGAAGAAAGCACCCGGCGACACCACTTCTCACATCGTTGATGATAAGAAGAATGGTGGCGAGCAGAATTACGACGAGGATCCTGCATCTGCGGAAGCTTTCTACAACACCCGTCAGCGTGCTCAGGCTCTCTACGACATCCTCCCTCACTAACTTTTGTGCAAACCGAACGCAATAAGTTTACTTAATTGCTGAGGTGCAGCCAAAAGTCAAGCAATCTCTGATAGGTTAATGTCAAACAAGTAAATATAATATAGTATGGCTAGAAAACTTACTTTCACGCTCGAACAGTTTCAGGAGGCAGCAACGAAATATCGTGCTGACCTTCTGATGCTCCCTATCATCGGTATTCAGGAAACCCTGAAGTACATGACAGCTCGCCCTGGCATCCGATTCAAGGAGAATGTTGGTGCGCTCTCTGGAGACGCACAGTTTGGTCCCTACAAGCCTTCGCGCTCTACGGACTTCAATCTCAATGTTGATTACCGCACCCTCGAGACTTTCATGGGTTCGGTAGTGGCAAAGTTCGAACCTAACTCTGCCGTCTCAACATTGCTCGGTCAGATTGGTGACACCAAGGGCGACGGACAGATGAAGGCGCCTACTGCCCTCCACGTCCTGGCTCTCATTGCTCAGGGCCTTTCAGCACACCTCAACGAGGCGATCTGGAATGGCGTTCGCAATGCCAATGGTGATACTACCAAAGACCTCTTCGATGGCTTTGATACTATCACTGCCAAGGAAATTGCCTCTGGTGCTATCGCAGCAGAGAATGGCAATTACATGAAGATTACCGACACCATCACCTCTGCAAACGCCGTTGACGTGGCAAAGGAGATTCTCTTCTCGCTCGATCCTCGCCTCCGTGCGCAGGACCTCTACATGTTCTGTACTCAGGACTTCGCCGACAAGTACAACGAGGGCTATCTGCTCACTCACGGCGGCATCAACTACAACAACCAGTACGCCCAGGACTGTGTCGAGGGCTCTAACGGTCGCCTTCACATCATCCCGATGTATAACAAGATTGGCTCGAAGTTCATCCACATCTGTCCTAAGTCAAACATGCTGATTGGCTACGACCAGATGGGTGATATGGAGTCGGTTATGGTCAAGGAGTACGAACCTTTCATCCTTTCGTACATCGCAACGATGTTCTTTGGATGTCAGTTTGAGTCTATCAACAAGCGTCGCTTCAAGGCAATCGAGCTTGGCGCGTAACCGCAAACTCTCGTGCTGTGTTCTCTATATATCTTCCGAGTTGATTGGGAAGTCTTGTCGTGACGACAGGGCTTCCTTCAACCAACTCTAACTTCAAAATTAAAGAATCATGCCTAATTGTAATAATCTCCAACGCTCGCTTGATTGGTGCATGGGAACTCCTGAGCTCCCTGGCATCAAGCGCCGTGTATATTACATCTCTAAGAATCAGGTGGCTCAGTGGCCTACCTTCGTTAGAGATGACAGTGGTCGTGTTACGTCCTCTACGCTTGCTGGCTCCTTCACTCTTGTCGCTGATGCCAAGTGGCATTTCATTGTCATTCTCGCCGACAAGTCGCAGCTTACATCGGATGCCCAAGGTGAAGTGCCTTCGCAGACTCAGCTGAACAAGGCAACTCTTGTTCATCCTGGAGTAGGTCCTGAGGCAACCGCTGCCGCTGCTTACCTCAACAACTCTGACAACGTCTTCGTGGTTGAGGATATGAAGGGTAATTTCCGTGTTCTGGGTTCTGAACGATGGCTTACCAAGACCACTGTCGCACAGGACAATGGTCAGGGTGCCACCGGTTCCACATCCACTACAATCAGCATAGAAGCTACGGATGAGATTCCTTCTCCTTTCTATGTTGGCAATCTGGAAACAGAGGAAGGTACCATCGACTGCTCTGTCGATTAGTACGGCTTCGTGCACACTTTTTTCTCATACGACCCTCGCCTGAGGACTGCATTCGTGTAGTTCCCCGGGCGTTTTGCTTAATTCATTGATATGCTTGAAGAAATTCTTTCGGCACTTCAGATGCCTTCCGACATCAAGGTTGTCACCGATGGCATTGCATTACCGACGATGACAGACCTATCGCTCGATACGTCTGTCAAAGGACAGCGTGACATCTTCGCTCTTGATCAGCGGAAGTCATGGGATAAGTCCGTCGAGGCGCGTTGTGATTTCACCCACAAACTGCGCCTTACTCGTCGTGCTTCCACGAATTTCATCACTATCTGGCAGAAGTCTGTGTTCGGCAAGACGCTCACCGAAATCAAGTCTGATGATGACATGATACCGTTCTTCGTTGAATCTCTGGTACCAGTCATTCGTGAATGTATCGGCTACCACATCTGCGATGGTTCATGGGCGATAGTGACTACTCCCATGCGCCGACACAAGATGCAGCAAGGTTTGTGCGAGGCGAACGCAGAGAATCAAGATTCTATGCTGAGCCGATGCCAAAGCTCACGGACTGTTTATACAGGCCGCAATTTCGCTACGCTCGTTTCTGAAGGGCTTGCTAAGGAACTTGGCATTCCCTTCTACTTCGACTGCGCTCATTGCCGCTCCAAGCAGCGTGTGGGGGCTGTGTTTGACCCCAACAACTTGCCACATGAGCCTAATGTTATCGTCTTCGATGATTTCGTTACGACTGGCTCTACTCTTCTTGCGATGAAGAATCTGCTTCAGGAACACGGAAAGAATCCGGTGTTTTTCGCAGGAATCAATAATAAACTGTGATTTTCAGCAAGTTTTTGCTTAAAATTCACCCGACTTCAGAACAACATTGTCCACCTATTCAGCATGGCTCAACAAGTATATTTCAACAAACCACAGCGACTCACACAGCCCATCGGCGCTAACATCTCTGTCATCGTTGCCGGACGTCGTACTGGCAAGACAGATTCCATAGCTGCCCCTTTCGTGCTTCGTAACATGCAGCGAATGCCAGGCTCTACAGGCGGTATCGTGGTACCGACCTTCAAGCATGGCTTGACGAACACCCTCCCGGGACTGTTGGCTGCATGGAAGCGATGGGGCTACATCCGTGGTGTTCACTATGTGATTGGACGCAAACCGCCGAAGACGTTTGCTCGCCCAATCACTGAGCCTGCTGACTATGAACATGTCATATCTTTTTACAATGGTAGCTGTGCGGTCATCATCTCGCAGGACCGCCCAGGGTCTTCAAACTCTCTCACGCTTTCGTGGTTGCTCATTGACGAGGCAAAGTTCATCGACTACAACAAGTTGAAGGATGAAACTCTGCCCGCCAATGGTGGCATCAAGTCGTACTTTGGCAAGCATTCTTGTAATCACTCCATCATGATCCTGAGTGATATGCCACAGACACAAAAGGGTTCGTGGTTCCTCCATTATAAGGAGAAGATGGACACTGAGGTCATCAGTGCCATCGAAGCTTTGGTATATGACATCTGGCGTCTCAAAGAGCGTATCAAACAAATCAAAGCTTCAGGTGAGAAACCACCCCAAAGTTTGATTTATCAGTTGCGGCATAAAGACAGACAACTTAATCAGTTACGCTCTGTTGCGACATACTACAAGGAGTATTCTTCGATTGAGAATCTTCAGCTCCTTGGAGAGAATTACATTCGTCAAATGAAGCGTGACCTGACCCCTTTGACATTCCAGACCTCTATCCTTTGTCAGAGGATTGGAATTTCCAAAGATGGTTTCTACTCGTCAATGAGAGAGCGACATAAGTACGATGCTTCCGATATGGAATACCTCGATAATGTCGCACACTCATTCTATGACGATGATGAAGCCATGACTCCCATGCTGGAGCAAGGCTTGGACTGTCGAGCAGATAAAGACCTTAATCCGCTCGCCCCGATTTGCATCGGTATGGACTACAATGCCAATATCAACTGGATTGTAGCCGGACAGCCTTCCGGTCGAAGGCTTAATGTGTTAAAATCTTTCTATGTCAAGTTCGAGCGAAAACTTCCGGCCTTAATTGATGATTTTTGCACATACTATGCGCATCATCAAAACAAGACCGCCGTTTTCTACTACGATACTACAGCTCTTGGCTCGAACTATGCAGTCAATGATCAGGATTTCCGATGGGTTATCATCCATGAGTTTGAACGCCATGGCTGGACGGTCAATGATCAGTACATCGGAAATCCTATGAGACATGATGAAAAGTACTTGCTCATCAACCAGGGTTTTGCCGGTAAACAAAAGCTAATGCCGTTCTTCAACCGCCAAAACAATGATGATCTCATTCTCGCTA